CGCTCACCAGCTCTGTGGAATAACCACTGATCAGTAGAGTAGCGCTAGATCCTTTCCCAAGGACCCAGGTGATACCACTCATGTACCAGAACTGTCGCGATGACAGCTCTAGTTCTTCCGCTGTACCCAACTAAATTTCGTTGGGATTGGTCTGAGTGTTCCGTAAGACGCACCATCAAGAGTGCACCTTCCTCAGTGCTGAAAGAGAGAGGCAGGTCGACTTTACAGCGCTGTAGATACCCCTCGAAATGAGAAGGAGCTCTAGACCGGTTAGGTCTTGAACTTTCCCCATCACGGGGTGTCTGTGGCGCAACGTCGAAATTCCTGCCACGGGCTAGTGGCGGACGAGCTTCATCAAAACTCGAAGCAAATCCGCAATCACCCGTACCAAGAGATGTATAAAATCTGACATCTCGTGGAACAGCGTGGACAAGGTTGTGACAAATACGCTTAAAGCGACGATCACGGTAGTAATCGAAGCCGTAACGACTCGCCAGCGACACAATTTTGTTGTGCACCTTATACGCTTCTTCAACATTAGAGATCCTATCTTTTAAATAGGCCGGTTTACAGTTAACCCCAGCATACCAGTGACTACCACAACTTTCACGGAAGTTACCAACCGTAAAAGTTTTCTCGTGGTTCGGCGTAAAGCCGAAAAGTTCACTTAGATGCAGGAACAGTGGTACGGCCTGTGTAGGGAGGACAACATCATCACCGAAGACGCTTACTCGACCCGAAGGGTCGTCGCATAGGCCAAGGCAAACCCTAGCCATAGCGAAGAAGATAAGCGTCTCAAGTTCGAATGTAAACCCGTTACCCATCGCTGAGAATTTATTCCAGCGTCGGCCGTCGGAAGAGCCATCGGTTCGGAGCGACTCAAGCAGCGCAAACCAGCGCGGCTTGAGGAGCAGCTTAGGCAGCAATTTGCATATGCTATCCGAAGCACTAGAGAAGTCAATGGTGCAGTACGAACCATCGATCGAGCCCTTGCGGGCAAGCTCCTGATTTTCGTCAGAGGCTAGGCAACCCTGCTTACGCAGAGTTGCATTCCCTAGATCTAAACCGTGGCGAGCAAGAGCCCTACGGATATACCAGGCGGCACCTTTTTGGTACCGCAGGTTGAGACCAGGTTGAATAATAATGACCCGGTCGATCCAAGAGTTCTTGTCAACAACTATCACCTTATCACCATCCTGCGCGAGGGGTACCTTCCCGAAAGCTACATCAACGGGACCCTGCGCCTCATCCAGGATAGAGTGCAGCGCTTTACTGGTAATACCGCGTTCATCGCGGAATTTCTTGAAACTGGAGGCATCCCGTCGCTTCACAGCGATAGTAGCACCAGGTCCCCAAGAGGATCGAACTTCAACATCCTGAAGGCTAGGGCAAACACCAAGAATCAAGTCGATTTCGCAACGAACACGTTGAATGAGAAACTCATCCATATCGGTCCAGTCGCGTAGACTAATCCTGATGTTTGCGGCAGCACAGCCAAGCTCGAATTTGTTAAATTTCTCGAGCGCTCGCTTTTCACGGTCTTTGGGCTTGATATTTAAACCCTTGAACTTAGATAGGAGGTGTGTCGCTGTATAAGCGTCACGGAAGGTAAAAGGATCACTATAGTGATCCACCGTGACAGTGAGCTGCGCTAACTGTTCGTGCTCGCCGCTGGAATAAAGCAACCAGACGGCGAGAGAACGTGGACAGTTAAGTGCCTTCAAGTAGTCAAAGATCAGCTCTTCTGTAACTGAGCGATCCAACCGTTGCTTTAGGCTTGAAGCCATACCGATCTCCTTTACGTGAGTCAGAAAGAGCTACGTCACACGACGTTAAGTCGTAGGTTCGTTGTTCTTCACCTGATTGCCCAGATTGACAGTGCCGTTGTGCGCCGTCATGGTCGTTTGAAAGGCCATGAGGTCAGCTTTCTCGGCAGATGTACTGTCCTGAGCAGTCACAACGTCAGTATTCACGAAGTTACGGCGCTGTACCTTAAGGTACGAAACGCTGTTAATCGTTTCAGTGACGACGATCGGCTGGTTGATCTTCATCGTGTGCCGAACAGGTTCAGAGGCAGCGTTAGGCCACCTCATCGACATGGTGATCGTGACATAACCAGCAAGAATACCGCTGGAAGTGTCAGCCCACTTGGCGATCCCGTTTGCGACGCCCATTGCTTTGAACGTCTTGTTTACGGCGGATGCGTTTGCGATGATCAGGTCTGCTTGTGCAGGCATGATAATTCTCCTAAGAAATGGAGGTGCAACAGTTCAACTGCAGGATAAGGCGCCTTCTCATCTCTTAAAGGTCGTCTGTAGTAGTGATAATGCTGAAAACACGTGAGGATAGCTGAACGGGTTCTTGAAAGCTGGAAGTGGATTCCCAGGGAAGGCGGATAGCCTATCTCGAAATACCTCCAACTTCACTTGCGCCCCATTAGCAGAGCCTTCATATGTCCAATCACCATTAAATCCATTGGATCTCCTACCAGAAGCAGTCGTAGACCGCGTTCTGACGTACTTAAAGGACCAAGTTCCATTAACGAACTCGAGACCATCAGTTGCGTTGAGAGACTGGAGATAGTTTCCAATGGGTAATGCCCAATCGACAACAAACGAATAGGGCATAAGTTCCCAGGCGAGAAGAGCTGGGTTAGTTAGACCCAGCTGAGCACCAGAAAGAAGGAGCTCATTCCTTATCGCAAACTCGCAAGACATACGCGCTTTAACATCAAGCGTATGCGAGTCTTTGACAAAGATAGCATCCGAGAGCCCCGCTCTAAACGTCGACTGCCACTCCGCATCGGTCTTCCAAGAAACTTTGACCTTGCGTTGTGGAGGGCGAATATAAGCGTCAACTATGGCTTCAAAAGCACCATAGATGTCGCTAACGAGCGGCTTCCAACCATACGTAATTTCGAGCCAAGTCACGGAGGCACGATCGAAGAAATTCATCGAACGGCCACGTTGAGCAAAGGTACGCATCTCCTTGAGGGAGGGAGCGCCCGCGCTAAGGACATCGAAACACGAAAGGAGCCTGCCAGACTTAAGATGGGCGAATGCCTTACTTAAGCGATTGATAGACGAGACAATCAGACTAACAGTTTGCTTGCGCTCACCGAAAGCCTGTGCCAAGTTTACCTTGCTATCCAGAATATTTGGAAGCATTTTGGCAGATAGTTCATTGAAGATAGTAGCGCGAAGTTCATCGCTAACACCTTCAATATCATTGTCTACCATCGAAGTCCACGGGTAAGCAGCAACAGGGCCACTAAAACGTGTCCAAGAAGATGGATCACTAGAGGGGTAGAATACAAAACCACCCATAATATTAGACAAGAGGTTCTTTCTGAACCAGAACTTGTTAGTTGGCAGTTTACCTGCCTTCTTAAGCTGTGTGAAATTAGGCGTTCGTTGAGAGTATTTCAACTCTTCGATCATCGATGCACCGCCGAAGCCGCGCTCTTGATCGCCGTTAGGATGATCAACGGTATAGATTGCCTGTAGGTAAATAGCCACACAGCGCTCCTAGGAACGAGAAGCGGCATCACCGCTACATTTGGTGAATCTACCCTTGCTATCCCTAGCAGGGACGGACCTTCGCTGCATGGAACCGAGAAGCTTTATAAGCCCATCGGATCTCAAGTAGGATGAAGGACCACCAGGTGGTTTCCCACCGTGCACCTTATAGGTGTTGGCTGATTTAGCCAAAAGGACCCCACGTTCTGCGTTACTACGACGATAGTCGGCGATGAACAAGTCGCCGTCAGTGTCAGAGTCATTTATCCACAGTCCAACTCGTTGTACAAATTGGGCTGCCTCTGTAGAAGACAGGCTTGTGGCCTGTACCAGAAACTCGAAGAGTTTCTGAGTGTCAAGGTGTTTATCCATGACATCTGAGAGGAAAATGGAAGCGAAGAAATCCTCACGCACACAATGTACGAGCAAGGTAAAGTCCCTAACCTCGGCAACAGAAGCCGAAAAGAGACCATCCCGTTGATAGGGATGACCGAGTTTTGTAGCAATGATGGCAAGGGTTCGCATATGACTCCTTAAGTAGTAACGTTGGATGGAGG